AGCGTTATTACACATCAGATGGGCTTGCGTACTGCATCAGATGCCTTTGCTGTATCCTTAGCAAAAGTCTTAGACTTGCCTCTGCGTCCAGACGACACTGGATCTTATACAGACAGCAATGAATATGCCTCTGATGTTTCAGAGTGTACTAATCTATCTGTAGGCTATTACAGCCAGCATACTAAGAACGAACATCAAGACCTATACTATCTCAAGCAACTCAGAGATGCTCTTGTAGCCGCAGACTGGTCGCAGTTAGTGATAGCCCGTGACCCGTCTATCTCAGAGTATAAGTACGAACGTGGTGGATGGGACAGCGACTGGACCCGTGTTAATAGGCAATACAATACCTCTGCCTTTTTCGATGACATGTATCCTGCTCAGATCGGTAGCTCAGAACGTGATGAACGTGACGACCTCACAGACCTACTGCGAGAATACCCTGCTCAGATAGCAGACTGGCTAGATGCTAATAACATCACCTATGCCGACCTTATACAAGAGCTAGACCTTATAGACCCTAAGATGCGGCGTGTTACCTACTGGTAATACCTTAACAAAAGAGGAAACAATATGAAAAAATTCAGGTACATTTTAATAGTAGACTTTGAGGCTAAAGATTTCTCAGAGTGTGCAGAAATAGGTCGTAAACTAGACAGCGGTCATAATGCAGATTTTCATGACTTCCCCATAAAGGGCTATGATAGCACGGTAGTATCTAGACGTAGGGATTGTCTGCCAGACCTACAGAAAGTAATCTTTCGCAATAAGTAGCTATTAGGCTTTATCATAACAGACCTCATAGGGTCCGCTCAGAATTGACACTCTGGGCGGGCCTTTCTGGGTGAAAGAGGACGCCCACAGAGGCCGTGGGAGGCCCCTTAGAAGGCCATGTCGCCAATCGGGCGGTTACCATAGCCCAAACCACTAGAAGGGCCTGAGAGGGCCGCATATGCAGCTAATCGCCCAGATCGGGCTAACTATGAGGTACACTATGAGCAAAGCAGACATAGACACAAGCTGGCTGGAACACTTAGACACAGTCATAGCTCAGGAACAGACCGAAAAGGATTTTGACAGGGAGGTTAATCAACTAATAGATGACATTGTCTGGTCGCACCCTGTCCAAAATCTCGGACATTCTACTATTAGCAACTGTGTTAGACTATATATGGATCTTGGAAAGAGAGGAAACTAAGATGAAGATACGCATACACGTTAACCAACACATAATCAGAGCTAATGGCAAGACTGGTAGGGATGATCCAACTCTGACCGCTAAGACCTATAAACATAATTACAAAGTACATGAGGTAGACTTGCGGGTTATCTCAGAAGTAAAGTATGAGCCAAACCACCCGCTACCATGCGGAGCAAAGGTCTGGATTGAAGCACAGGCACAAAAACTATTATTAACAAGCATCCAAGGAAGGGAGATTCTCCGTGTATTATAATTACCGACTAGAGTTCTATGACCCACACTATGAGTTTGGCACAGAGTTGCTCTGTTACAAATTTTTTCGTAGTAAGTCAGAAGCTGAGTCAGAGTTAGCCAGAGCAAAGAAAGCAGGACTATGGGTCAGATTATTACCAAGTTAAATACTCATACAATTACTAATACTAAGGCTCTGAGTAATACTCAGGGTCTTTTTCTTTGTCTTATTAATACTAATACTAAGAGTCATACTAATACTCTTAGGCCGGGCATTACTAATAGCCCTACAATGGAAAGCCCTCCGTGGGAATTTGGCCCCTACGTGGGAATTTAGTGTGACATATTTGCCACCCCTACGTGGGAATTTGTACCCTCCGTGGGAATTTGCTTGCACCCTGCGTGGGAATTTGATTTAGTGCTGGCAGTGAAGGAGAAAAAATATGAGTGAAGAACTAAAAAGAGAGTTGCGTATGCTAGGCGTACTTGATTATAAGACCCCTACGGTGGAAAATGATACTCCACCCATTTGGGTAAGAGATGATGTAACCTTTGATGATGAAGGTGAACCAAACTTCTAGGAGAGTAAGATGAATATACTAAACCTGTACGCAGGTATTGGAGGTAACAGGAAATATTGGCAAGGGCACGATGTAGTGGCCGTAGAGTACAACCCTGCCATAGCCAAGGTTTACAAACAGCAATACCCAGATGACAAAGTTATTATTGGTGATGCCCACAAAGTACTGCTTGAGGAGTACCAAAACTTTGATTTTATTTGGTCAAGCCCCCCTTGTCAATCACACTCTCGTATGATTAGGTCTGGTAAAAATAGGAGTCCAAGATACCCAGACCTAAAGTTGTACGAAGAAATCCTGCATTTGCAACACAACTTTAAGGGTTTTTGGGTTGTAGAAAATGTAGTGCCTTACTATAAACCCCTTGTTGAGCCTAATAACAAAGTAGGTAGGCACTTGTTTTGGGGAAATTTTGAATTTAAGGCAGATGATGTTAAGAGCCCTAAAGGTTTCATTAACAAAACTACTGTAGCAGGGGCAGAACAGTTAAAGGACTGGCTAGGTATCCACTATGAGGGAAACCTGTACTACGAGGGCAACCATTGTCCAGCACAGGTGTTGCGTAATGCTGTACATCCCCTGATAGGTAGGCAAGTATTAGAAGCAGCAGAGAGGTTAAAAAATGATAAGTCGTGACCAGTTTATGAAGATGTATGACGAGTACGGAGAGTGTATGACTAAGCTAAAGAGAGTACAGAAAGAGAATGAGAAGCTACGAGAAAGCTACGAGATTCTTAAACGTGAAGCTGACTACTGGGAAAGAAATGCCAAGAAATTGCTAGAAAGTAACACTAAACTAGAGGCACAGTTGAAGCTATGGAAAGGGACAGGAAAATGATTAAAGTAACATATATAGACCACATGGGTAGTGACCTGAGTGTTGTTAATGCAGCTAGGGTAAGCTTTGGTAAAACATCTAAGACTATGACAGACGGGGACGTAAAGCTAATCAAGTACTTAGCCAAGCATAAACATATGAGCCCCTTTGGTCATGCCTTTGCATCCTTCCATGTCAAGGCGCCGATCTTTGTAGCTAGGCAGTTGGTCAAGCATAAGTTCTTACGTTGGAATGAGATTAGCCGTAGGTATGTGGATGACGAGCCTGAGTTCTTTATTCCTGATGAGTGGCGAGGTAGGGCTGATGATAAGAAGCAAGGTAGCGGTCCAGCATTAATAGATCAAGAGATACATATCGGAACAACTCAGCGTGTTGTCTTTATGTTGTACAAGCATATGTTAAAGCAAGGAGTATGCCCAGAGCAAGCACGTATGGTCTTACCCCAGTCTACAATGACAGAATGGTATTGGTCAGGTTCACTAGATGCCTTCATGGATATGTGCAACCTAAGATGTAAGCTAGACACACAGTATGAGACTAGGTTAGTTGCAGAATACATACTGAGTGAAATGATTAACTTATTTCCAGTATCAGTAGAGGCTTTAGTAAGATGAAGATTGAATGGATAGACCCACAAACGTTATACATAATCCACAACAACTATATGTATTGTGTGTTTGAACAAGATGGTAAAATCATTATGGAAAGTAGAAAGCTACCCGCTAGTGACTAACATAAGTTTAACATAAGTTATTACTATTATGTTTAATACTAATAGTTAAAAACTTATGTTTAACTAAAGGGCCCTTAAGTTAGATGGGTCACTTTTGTTTGTTGTCAAGAGGCAAATAAAAATAAAGTTTACCCTTGTGTTTTTGTTGCCATATGATATGTGTTGTTGAAAGGAGAACACAATGACCGAAGTATCACACCAACCCTGTCCTTTCGTAGACTGTGGCTCGTCTGACGCCTTTGCATACAACGCAGAAGGCTATGGAAAGTGTCACAGTTGCGGACAAGGCTACCCTGCCAACAAGTCACACGCTACCTTTGACTGGGCAGACGATAAGTACCCGAAGAAAGAAAGAGGAAACATGAGCGAATACATCCCGACCACAAAGACCATACCCACTACGGGTGATGGCAAGTATGTTGACATGAGGGGCATCAAAGCCTCTACTATGGAAGACTACGGTGTTATGACCTTTGATACCACACAAGAGTACAAGTACCCTAGTGGTGGCGTTAAGGTTCGTAACCTAGTAGAGAAAGGCTTTTGGGCTAAGGACGGGTTCAAGGGTGACGAGTTGTTCGGCATGAACTTCTTCACCGCTGGATCATCTAAGATGTTGACCATAACTGAGGGAGAGCTAGACGCCCTCTCTGTGTCGCAGATGCTTAAGTCTGGCACCTACACTAACCCTGTGGTGTCGTTGCCCTCTGCTACCCCCTCTAAGAAGCTGTGGGAGAACTGTAGTGAATGGATCAATAGCTTTGAAAAGATCATCATTAGTGTTGACGGGGATGAAGCTGGTAATGCTATTGCCACTAAAATATCAAAACTGTTCCCCAACAAGACTTACAGGGTGTCACATGACAAGTACAAAGATGCTAACGAGTTTCTACAAGCAGGGGCTGGACAGGAGTTTAAGTCTGCTTGGTGGAACGCTAAGAAGTATGTTCCTGACAATGTTCTTAACACTGCTGATCAGTTCCTTAAGCTGTTTAGAGAAACTCCCGACCATCAGTTTGTGCCTACAGGTATACAATCCCTTGACGACAAAATCATGGGACTCATGCAGGGTCACTTTACCGTCATTAAAGCACCCACTGGTATCGGTAAGACAGAGGTGATGCGGTTCTTAGAGTATAACCTGATACAAAAGAATGTACCCTTCGCTAGTTGGCACTTAGAGGAGACAAAGCTTAGGAGCCTCTTAGGGCTCGTTAGTTACTCTTTGGGTATGAATGTGACCCGAAGGGACTTGATCGACACACAGGGTGCCACTGAGCAAGTAGAAGACGCCATCAGGAAGATAGCTAAGAACGAATGTATCTATCAATTCTTCTTAGGTGATGGTCAGGGTACTGAGGAGTTGTGTGAGCAGATCAGATACTTTCGTGAGGCTTGTGATGTTCGGTATGTATTCTTTGAGCCTATCCAAGATGTAGTGTCGGGTAGGTCAGAGAGTTCTAAGGAAGAGTTGTTGTCGGATTTGTCTGTACGGTTGTCTAAGTTAGCAGCAGAACTTAATGTGGGTATCATCACTATCGCACACACTAATGATGACGGTGATCCTAAGTATTGTAAAATGATTGGACAAAGGGCTTCGGTTATTATAGACTTGAGTCGTGACAGAGAAGCAGAAGACGAGCAAGAAAGAAACACAACGACCTTGAAGGTCGAGAAAAACCGCCCATGTAGTGAAGAGGGTTACGCTGGCTCTCTTCGGTTTAACATGGATACGTTTACACTACAGGAGTTGGACTATGGATAATACAGAAGAGTACTATAACTTTAACGAGGTTTACACAGTAATAGTCCCAAAGGAGAAAGGGCCACAGGACATTATTGTTAGGCTTGGGTGTGACGATAAGTATGACCCTGCTGCTTGGACATTGCTAGGCGCCTACGGTGACACAAGTGGTGAGTGGATAGATATTACAGTAGAAGAGTACTGCCAAGCTATAGAGTTAGTGCAGACAATACATAGGAGATTGATATAATGCCATACAATCAAAACGGAACCGGATACCAACAGAATGAATCTAGTAAGCAAGCAGCTAACTTTAGGCAAAAAGGTAAGTTGACGATCCGATCTCAAGTTCATGACCTGTTCAAAGAGTATAGTAACCTTACAGCTGAAGATGTTTCTAAGCTACTTAATAAACCAGAAATATCAGTTAAGCCCAGAGTTACTGAATTAAAAAATGCAGGAGTTATTCGCAACTCAGGTAAGAAATCTATGGGCAAGTGGGGAACATTGATTACAATTTGGAGCTACCAAGGAGAAGACACATGACTGTATTCGATATTGAAACTGACGGGTTCTTGGACAAGCTAACCAAGATACACGTTGTAAGCTATAAGACCCCTGACATGGTAGAGCCTGTGTCTATGTTTGACTACGATGAAATGCGTGAGTTCTTCCTAAGCCAAGACACTCTGATCGGTCACTTCATTGTTGGCTTTGATGTTCCTGCGATTGAAAAGGTCTTAGGTATTACTATTAAAGCTAAGTTGATCGACACCTTAAGCATCAGTTGGTATCTGTCGCCAGAGAGGGCCAGTCATGGTCTTGCATCTTATGGTGAAGACTTCGGTGTTCCTAAGCCTGTAGTAGATGACTGGGACAACTTGTCGCAGGACGAGTATGCTCACCGTTGTCAGGAAGATGTAAAGATCAACTCTCGTCTGTGGTCGATACAAGACAAGAAGCTTGACCGTTTGTATCTTAACGATGCTGATAAGTTTAAGTTCTTAGACTATCTGACAACCAAAATGAGGACTGCCAGAGAGCAAGCTGACAATGGTTGGCGTCTTGACATAGCTAAAGCTAACGCCCTGTTAGTTGACTGGGAAGCAGCTAAGGCAGTTAAGGTCAATCAGTTGATCCAAGTCATGCCAGAGAAACAACACTGGGTTATGAAACACAAGCCAGCACTAAATAGAATGACTTTAAAGAACGGTCTGCCATCTGCTGCTGCTACTAAATGGTTTGAGCTTTTGACCGAAGCTAAGTATCCGTTGACTACAGAGAGCCTACGGGTGCTACAGAAGACTGAGCCAGCTAACCCTAACTCGCCAGATCAGGTGAAGGACTGGCTGTTTTCTATGGGTTGGGAGCCCTGCACGTTTAACTTCGTTAAGGAAGGTGATGGTGTCAACATGGTAGAAAGGAAGATACCACAAATCCGCAAGGATGGTGAACTGTGTGCTAGTGTTAAGCGTCTTATAGACGTCAACGAAGGTGTAGCCCTACTAGATGGCCTTACTGTGTTGTCGCATCGTATTGGCATCATCAAGTCGTTTATCTCCTGCGAGAAAGACGGGTTCCTCAAGGCTACCATCAGTGGTCTGACCAATACGTTTAGGTTCAAGCACTCACGCCCTCTGGTTAACTTACCCTCAGTGGACAAGCCTTACGGCGAGGACATTCGTAGCTGCTTGATTGCAAGGGAAGGTATGACTTTGTGTGGTGCTGATATGGTAAGCCTAGAGGATACTACTAAGCGTCACTACATGAAGCCACTTGATCCTGACTATGTTAACGAAATGTCTAAGGACGGGTTTGACCCTCACCTTGACCTTGCTAAGTTTGCTGGTGCTGTAACACAAGAGGATATTGACAAGCACAACTCTGGTGAAGTTAGTCTCAAGGCGTTGCGTAAGAACTACAAGGTGGTTAACTACAGTGCTACATATGGCGTAGGAGCCCCTAAGCTGGCCCGTGAGACAGGTCTTACACAAACGGCAGCAGCTAACCTACTAGAAGCTTTTTGGGCTCGTAACTGGGCCGTACAGAAGGTGGCTAACCAAGCTAAGGTTAGGGAGTTGTTCGGTAAGTCTTGGATACAAAACCCTGTGTCAAAGTTCTGGCATGTGTTGCGTAGTGACAAGGACAGGTTCAGCACACTAAACCAGAGTACAGGTGTCTACTGTTTTGACACTTGGGTTAGTTACGTCAGAGGTCATGGGGTCAACATACTAGGTCAGTTTCATGACGAGATAATCGCAGAAATACCACAAGCAAAGGGAGATGAACTGGCTAAAGACCTTAAAGACTGTATGAGATATGCCAATCAGGATGTAAACCTAAACATACCATTAGGTATCGACTATTCTTTTGGTAAAAATTATGCAGAAATTCACTAAAAGGGGTTGAAAGACAGACTTTCGATCCTATATACACTAAACCTCATATAAAGGAATGTAAAAATGAGTAAGGCAAAAGCAAGAGTTATCGTGATGAAGGGCTTCGTAGAGTATGCACGGGTCTTCAAGGAAAACATGGATAGCAACCCTGACTTTCACCCGACAGGTCAGTTTAATATGAACTTCTACCCAGAGACAGAAACTGATCTGCAAATGTACTGGGATGCTGGTGTGGCAAAAGAGTTTCGGGGCCACCAACGTCTTAAAGACCCACGGTCAGGTGATGGCTATGGTATTGGTCAATACATTCGTCTCAAGCGTGACAATGTAAACCCTATCGCAGAGACACTGGGTGGTGCCCCACAGGTGGTTAACTGGTCTGGTGACGAGTTGACTAAGGGTTCTAACTGGTCTTTCTCTGACGGGGAACTAGGCAACGGTACTAAGGTACAAGTTAAGGTCACTGTCTATGGTGAAGGTGATCGTACAGGACACCGCATTGATAAGATCGGTGTGATTAACTTGGTGGAGTACCAGTCTACTGTAACAGAGGATGGCTTCTAAGTGAAGCTTATTACTCTTAGCCAAGAAGCATGGGGGCCTGACGATAAACGTGAGGCTTCCTATTCATCCTCTAATGTAGAGACAATCGAGGACTTCCTAGATCATTGTCAAAACGTGGCTAGGGTTGCAGGGTTCGGAGACTTAGCTATAGGGTCCAAGGTTATGAATGGAGAGGAAACATGGTCCCAGTTTTAAAGACTATCGTGGATGGCGACATAGTGGCATACCGTGCCGCTGCTCACAAAGTAGAGGTAGATGGTGTAAAGCGTGAGTGTACTGAAATAGAAGCACTAGAGTATGCTAATGCTTTTATGAAAGAGATTCTTGCAGAGTGTTCGTTCTATAATGAAACTGGCGACTACTCTGTCTATCTCACAGGTAAGGGTAACTTTCGTTTCGATATTGCTAAGACTGCGGTCTACAAAGGAAACAGAAGTGACAAAACTAAGCCTGACCACTTACAGTCAGTGCGTAAGTACCTGTCTGACGAGTGGGGTGCTGTAACCTCAGAGGGTGAAGAAGCTGATGATCTAATAGCTATTGATGCTGCTAAGACAGGGTACAAAGCCTGTGTAGCTACCATTGATAAAGACATGCTACAGATCAAGGGCCTTCACTATAACCTTAATAAGAAGACCTTTACCCTGATGGATCACTTTGATGGGTTGCACTGGTTCTATAAGCAGATACTTATGGGTGATGCAGCAGACAACATCAAAGGGCTTCACAGAGTTGGCCCTGTAAAAGCAGAGGACATGCTAGTTCACTGTAATAACGAGAAGGAGTTGTATCAAACCGTGGTACACAAGTACGATGGTGACGAAGAAAGGGTACTAGAGAATGCCCGACTACTATGGCTCAGACGGACGGAGGGGGAGATATGGGAACCGCCGCATCATCGAAAGCCAAAGGCCGCTTAGGTCAGCAGGAGATAAGAGATAAGATACTGAAAGCCTTTCCAGAACTAGAACCTGACGATGTTAGGTCAACGGCTATGGGCCAACAAGGAGAGGACATACAGTTGAGCCCAAGGGCAAGAGAGCTTATCCCTATCTCTGCTGAGGTAAAGCGCAGAAAGAACTTGAAAACTATCTATGACTTTGTTGACCAAGCTAAACAGGGTGGTGAGTATGAGCCAGTAGTTTTCTTTAGAGCAGACCGACAAGAGTGGCTAGTAATAACTAAACTAGATCACTATATAGACTTAATCAAAGGATGGAAGAAATGAGCACACTACAAGAATTTACTAAGATGTTTGAAGAGATGAAACGGTCCAGTGTTGAACGGGCATATCAACTTTATGTGATTGATTATCACGTTAACCAGTATGTTAACCCCGAAACCTAATGTCTGTATACCATGATGACCATGAGTTGCTTGGTGTTGTGGAAAACTTTGGGCTACTTCAACTAATGTTAGACGCAGGTTTGACTGAGGATGAAGTAGCCCTTCACTTGCACCATACGGGTTTAATAGACCTAGATGAATACTTAGAAGACGGAGATTACTAAGATGATTACGCAAGATGACATAGATGCCTTCTTAGATATGGCAAAGGATGACTTTAACGATTTTCATATATTCCCTGATGCAACACCACAAGAGATGGTTACACAGTTTGTAGATCACATGGGACAACCTATGGACAAGGAGTATAAGCTAGGGTCTGACCTAGAAAACTTCAGGTTTTCTCTTATACAAGAAGAGTTCTTTGAGGCTGTAGACGAAGAAACTCCCCAAGCAAGGCTCAAGGAGTTGGCTGATTTATTGTATGTAATCTATGGTTATGCTGTTACATTCGGATGGGACTTAGACGAAGCCTTTAGACGAGTACATGAGTCTAATATGTCTAAGCTAGGGGACGATGGTAAGCCAATTAAAGACAGTAACGGTAAGGTCATGAAAGGCCCTAACTATAAAACACCTAACTTGAAGGATTTAGTATGAACAATTATCTGCCAACAGACTACCAAACTTTTATCGCCACTAGCCGTTACGCTCGTTGGCTTGAGGGTTTAGGTCGTCGTGAAACATGGGGGGAGACAGTTAGCCGTTATATGTCTAATATCTTGTCTCCCCACCTGTCTAATGACCCTGATGTTATGAGTGAGGTTGAGGCAGCTATTCTTAGCCTTTCTGTCATGCCTAGTATGAGGTCACTTATGACTGCTGGTGTTGCTGCAAACAGAGACAACACCTGTATGTATAACTGTAGCTACTTACCCGTAGATGATCCTAAGTCTTTCGATGAGGCGATGTTCATCCTCCTTTGCGGGACGGGGGTTGGTTTCAGTGTTGAGCGTCAGTTCATCACTAAACTCCCTGATGTTCCTCCTCTTTTCGATAGCGAAACGACTGTCGTCATCAAGGACAGCAAGGAAGGATGGGCTAAGGGTCTGAGACAAGTGTTGGCACTCCTATGGGCTGGTGAGGTTCCTAAGTGGGATGTGTCTAAAGTTAGACCGGCTGGTGCTAAACTTAAGACGTTTGGTGGTCGTGCTAGTGGTCCTGCTCCTTTGGTTGACTTGTTTAACTTTGCTGTTACTACATTCAAAGCCGCACAGGGGCGTAGACTGTCCAGCCTTGAGTGTCATGACCTAATGTGTAAGATCGGTGAAGTTGTTGTTGTAGGGGGCGTTAGACGCTCTGCTATGATCTCTTTAAGCAACCTATCAGATGATCGTATGCGTCATGCTAAGTCAGGTAACTGGTGGGAGAACGCAGGACACAGAGCCTTAGCTAATAATTCTGTAGCTTATACAGAGAAACCAGACAGTATGTCATTCATGCGTGAGTGGACTGCACTAATGGAGAGTGGTAGTGGAGAACGAGGGATATTCAACAGAGAAGCGTCAGTTAGACAAGCAGCAAAGAATGGCCGTAGAGAGTCTGGCTATGAGTTCGGGACAAACCCCTGCTCAGAAATCATTCTTAGGCCGAATCAGTTCTGTAATCTTACGGAAGTTGTCATCCGTGCTAACGACAGTATCGAAGACCTTGCAAGAAAAGTCCGTATTGCAACTATACTTGGGACTATACAGTCCACCTACACCCACTTTCCATATCTGCGAAAGGTGTGGGCAACGAATACCGCATCCGAAAGGTTGCTCGGTGTGTCACTCACGGGGGTAATGGACAACAAGCTAATGACATTGGCTAATGAGGGTCTGTCAGAAACATTGGAGCATTTAAGGGATGTGGCTATTTCTACTAACGCTGAGTGGGCTGACCGTCTTGGTATCCCTCATAGCACTG